CTAAAACTTTTGGTGGTCACGATACCCACCGCAAGACAGATATTAGGTGGTTACCAAATGAGGGTGTTTATACAGAAATGCACAATGTTTTTAAGAATATAGCCTTCGACGCAAACCAATACTTTCAAACAACAATAACTACATTACCTGCCCTACAATTTACTGAGTATTCTGATGTGGGCCATAAATATGATATGCACCATGATGTTGATTATAATAGGCAAGACGGCCTACATAGAAAACTAAGTATTGTTGTGCAACTGTCTGACCCCGAAGAATACGAAGGCGGCGTATTAACATTTGCACACACACAAAATCCCGACCCCGATAGTTTGATAAAGCGCGGGTCTATTATCTGCTTCCTGTCGTATTTAGAACACGGCGTATCTCCTATTACTTCGGGGTCGAGAACAAGCCTCGTAGGATGGTTTGAAGGCCCACGCTGGCGATGATTTAACTAACGGCTAATCCCACATACTTACATGAGCCAACGGGAAAGTGTAGTACAACTTTTGGCTATACTTGTGGCTATTCTTATTGCCGCCCCTTATACACCGACTTACCCCAATAGTGGGATTGTTAATCCATTTGAGTGCAGACAGGTTGAAGGAACCGTAGTGGGCAAAGTCCATGATGATATCGGTTACCGTATATTTGTTCAAGTAAATATAAATGGGGTTGAAGGGTATGAAGTTTGGGTATCTAATAAAACCTATAACGCATACGAAGTAGGTAATTATTACGAACAAATAATATGTGATGTTTTAGAATGGGAAGAACTACTACAACAGTTTGAAGACCTGCAAAATGTCGGAATATTGATACCGACTACTTAAATATACTACGAATAATCGTATAGTATGTCTGCGGAAGACAGGGTGCTTCGTAAAGGTAAAATTGTGTATCGGCCACCGGAAAAGTCATATACAAACATAAACATTGAAGAAACACCTTATGGCTACAAGATATATCGGGCAGGGTCCGCGAAACCATTTAGCGTAATACCCTTCTCAGCCGTGACGCAGATAATTTACGAAAGAGGTGAATAAAATGCAGGGAAACAACACAACAATAATTGAGGATTGCTTAGATTGCGTGAGCGAGTCATCTTCTCTTTTGGACGACATAGAAATAATTTTGGTTGCAGTAGCCGCTCTTGCGGGTATTGCTGCTTGGGCTTATAAAAAGTATCAGATGCTAAATGCTGACGGTAAGATAACCCTTGACGAAGTTATTGACTCTATGGGTGAAGTCAAAGAGAAGGTTGCTGACGCAAAGGCTGAGTTAAAGACTATCGAGGACACATTAGAATCCCGAAATGTTGCTGAGTTAAAGGCTATGCTAAAGGAGAAGGGTCTTGCCGTATCGGGCAAGAAAGCCGACTTAATAGCCCGACTTGAAGCAAGCATGGGTGAAGATGTTGAATGAAAAAGATAGTGTAATAGATATAAGATTAGATAATTTAGAAGAAACGGTAAAAAGACATGAAAGACTGATAGAACAATTAGTTCAGTCTAACATAGATATGAAAACCGGTTTGGCTAAGGTTGCGACAGAATTAGAGATTACTAATGGCCTTATTGGGACATACATGGGTAATATGCAAAAGATTATTTTTACACTAATAGCAATTGTAGCAGGTGCTATGGGCATCTCGACTCAGATGTGATACTATGAATGAACATCAATGGAACGCATGGTGCCGTGATGTGGTAAAACGCATTACAAATGTTGAAAAGACACTCGCGTCGTATAATAAGTTACAGAAGCGTATGCTTTGGCTAATAGCGTTTGGTTTTTCGGTGGTGCTTATAAGTGACTTATTATTGTTCTATATCTGATGTTGGCTCTCGATTGGGCTTAGATAGCGCGCAACGAACACGCGCTACGAGCAAACTTACAAGCGGAATACGCCGCGCCACAATAGATATAGACCAATGTTTTCGTGACTATGGACGAGATGTTCCAAGTAAAAGCATAAAGGACACGACTTTAGACGGCGCAGTAGTAGCAGGGGCTACCTCTATAGTTCTTACGAGCGGAACCGGTTTTAGTTCTGCTGGTAATGGAAATGTGGATGGTGACTCTTTCAAATGGACCGGTAAATCAACCAATACTCTTACCGGCGTAAGTGGATTATCATTTGACCATGCAGATGATGTAGCAGTTCAAGAGGGCGAGTTCGCCCATATATTAAGAGAGATTTGCGGCGACCTTGCGGCATCATATTATCTTGAGGATGAAAGCCTATTTCAAACCACAGGACCCGAAGGCTCGTTGCGAGGAACAGTATTGAGAGAACGAGGCGAAATGAACCTAAAAAGGTTGGCGCACTTGGGTAGCGTGGATTAGGTGAAGTAATGGTTGATTTATTTCGTCACATGAAAAAACATGGAACGGGTCGTTCAAGTTTAGGGCGCAAGGGTTACCTTACAGAAGTTCCCTATACCCATCCCGGAATGCCGGAAATAGGCGCAGTAGCCTTATTCCGTACAAATATGAATCGTGAAATATATCAAGCAAATATCAGAATGAGTGATAAAGTTACTAATGAGGCTATGAGAAAATCGCCACACCTTCAACAATATGGGTCTGTAAATGCTAATGCCCGACGAAGTGCTATTGGTGTTAATACAATTAGGCCCACTAAAAATAATAAAAGCCCTGTGGAGTTTAGGGCGCATTTCAACAAAAAGGAGTTTGTGAATAAGGTTGAAAGTATTAGCCACGCTTTTAATGATTTGGCTTCCGATGAAATAGTGGTTGCTATGGAAAGGGCGCGCGATGAAACACAGGAAGAAATAAGAAATACACAAAGGGCTTTCAAAGGTAATTACAAAACATCACAAAGCGATAAAGACGATATTTATAACGCATTAGCAGATTCCTTAAATTTTAAGGTGTTAGACCAAGATGAAACAAAGAATCAATTTATAACTGCAATAGGTGGCTCTTTCGACAGTAGTGATAGCGATAGACCAACAGGACTAAAGGGTAGTAGGGGCGGTAATATAGCAATAATGACTGAAAGGGGCACCGGCCCAACAGAAATGAGGGGTATGCCGCTTGGTGGTACTGCAAGAATTAAGGAAAGTCTAAAAACAAGGTGATTAAATGGCTATAGCAACAAAGAATCAGTATTGGAATAGTCGTATGAACGGCACAGACCCGTCTGCTTTAACGGGCACATTTAACGACACTTGGTCCGGTAGCGGCGGTAGTGCTTCCGGTGGCTATTGGGTCATCACTAACGGCACATGGACCATCACCCCTACCACAAGTGCCTACACGCTATTTGCGTGCTTAGAATACACTACTGCGCCCGATAACGGGGAAGTTCTTATGAGGTTAGACAACGGCACCCACAGGGTCGAAGTTCAATCCACAGGAACAAACACAAGTCTTTCTCTCGTAGGGGCTTCGACGGCTACATTAACAGACCTTGACCTTACTTTAGCCGAAGATAATCCGGTTAGTCTTATGCTAAGATTAACTCTTGCCGCAGACGGCACCGCCAAACTATACAAACACGAAATTATAGAGGATGATGATGCAAATAACGCATTTATTAGCGTTACGGGTAGTTCGGGGTCCGGTAAAGCGGTAAGGTGGGGTAATACCACAGGTAATGTAAAGTGGTCTTCTGTTTACTACAGTAAATTTGGGGCTTTTGACCCCGAAGAACTATTGGTGTCCGACTTTGCTCAAGACACTTTAGCACGCATGGGTCTTGGTATTGTATCTCAGATTAAAAACGCAGAAAGACCTTACCTAAAAACACAGGTTGATGATTCGGCGGTAGTATATGGTTACGATATATCTTCACAAATGTTAAATAGAATAGGAACACCAAGCATCCATGTCTTAGTCGAACAATTGATTTCACCGGAGTTTGAGTCACTTGGTGGGTCAAAAATCACGCAGAATTACGATGTAAAGGTTTTTATTAGCGTAAAAGGAACTAATTATGAAAATGCTTACCGCAAAGCACTTAATATAATGGGTGAAGTATTCGATGAACTATATACAAAAACAGGGATAGAAGGCACAACAGATAGTATTATAAGTTATTCTGCTGACCTCGACACTAAAATGGATGAAGACGAAACGGTGTGCGTCCATGTTCTTACACTCACATATATGCGTAGGATTGATATGCGACACCGATGATAATGTTTATAGGTCATCTTATGTCTAAGACAATCACATAGAGGTGTAACTATGGTCGAATTTATTAACAGGTATGTATCAATAGAGAAAGAATCGTCCTATGGAACTGAGCCATCCGGCACGCCACTTTACGGTGAGGTGGATGACGAATCGTTCCAACACAATTACGATTTACTAACAAGGCAAGACATGAGCCGCGCTGTCGCTTCAAAGAGCGTAACCGGAACAGAATACTCAGAAGGCGGATTTAATCTTGCCGTACAAGTGGATGATTTCGTAGGAAATGTTCTTGCGGCATTCTTCCCTGTAACCGCTTACGGCTCTTCAACACACACATTCGATGAGCCCTCAACAAGTTCCCACGCATACAATTCTTATACTATTAGAGTAGGTAGGGAACAGAAGGAACACACATACACAGGTATGGTAGGCTCTCGTCTTAGCATGACTGCTAATGTTGGTGAGTATGTAATGCTTTCCGCAGACTTCGTAGGAAAGTCCGAAACCGCAACAAGCGCACTTGGAACTGCTACCTTTGATGGCGATGCAATAGATGCTCTTTACTTCGCTAACGGTACAGTTCTTTTCGATGACGGCGCATCCGGCGCACCTGCTGCATCAGCAAGCGTTAAGTCTTTTAGTTTTGAAGTAAATCTAAATCGAGATACCGACAATGCTTATGCACTTGGTGACGCAACATACCGTCGCGCACCACCTGCACAAAAGAGAGAGATTACCGGAACAATCGAGTTTAACACCGTTCTTTACGGCGACCAAACTCTCGATGAGCCGGATTACGACCAATTAGTAAGTGCTGATGGTCTATCATACACAGACGCTGCTGGTTCAGACCCAACAATCACACTATATCTTCAAGATGAAGCCGCAGATGCCTCAACATTCCTAAAGATTCACTTTTACCATGTAAGATTTGAAGCACCAACCGCTTCTGTAAGCGGTCGTGATACAAACACCATGAGCGTTGGTTTTGTAGGTCTTTACGATGCAAACGCAAGTGGTGCAGATAAGGCTATGAAACTTGAAATGAAGGGTGGTTCAGTCGGCTCTTCTGCTTACTGAGGTGTTTGAATGGATTTAGTCGAATTAGCAAAATCTCTCGGAAAGGATATACCCGATGAGGCTATGAAAACTATTGCTGGTATGGAAAGCAAAAAGCAAGTTCTTATGTATTGCCGAAGATTTCCTACGGCTACTAAGGCTGCACCAAAGGCTGCACCTAAGAAAGTCGCACCAAAGCCTGTAAAGGCCGATGAAGAAGAATGAAATCTTTATTAACGCCTCAAGGGGTGCGTTAAGTATAGCGAAGTGATACCGTGCCGGTAATGAAGAAAGAAATTGAATTAGATGATGGAACAAAGATTTGGGTTAGGCAAGCGTCGGGAATGGAACGATTGCGTATTACCAATTTACAGGGAAGGGCTTTCCGTAAGATGGCTCACGCAGGAGAACCTGCGGAGTGGACCGATGAGCAAAACGAGGAGTTTGCCTCTATGCTCGATGAAATGGGCGGAAGTATGGAAGACCAAATAAGAGAGTGGGTTCCTGCTTGCATTCTCGATAAAGATATAGACACGAACACACTTACAATGGATGAAATAACACGCATTCTTACATTTGTTCGTGGAGATGAGGAGGAGGGCGCAGTCCCTTTTCAGAATTCCTAATGGTCGCACCGAGCCTCTGCATGGCCTTTAAGGGAATATTACCGTCTGACCTATGGCTCAAGTATTCGGTAGAGGGTGGTCGTCACCTTATGGAAATGGACTTGATTGTGGCTGCTAATAT